CAACCACCCCACCAGCACAGCGCACATGGGTTGGTCTGACTGGGCACGAGCAGAAAGCGTTGATGGCAATGAATGCTCGTGAAGCGGTGTTTGCAACAGAAACCAAACTCAAGGAGAAGAACACATGACCGTCAAGCCAACGCGTGACAACGCGGCCATGGTGGACAAGGACTACCACTGGCTCGACGCCAAGACCAACCCGCCACCACGTGGCCCCAAGATGCTGATGATCGACCGCAAGCTCGGTGTAGCTGTGATGGGCGCATGGCGCGACTCCGACGGTTGGACGCACTGGTGCCCACTGCCCACGTTCGAGGACTGACATGGCACAGAGCAAGAAACCCCGCAAGAAGTACAAGCCCAAGGGTGTCATCGTCGACACCATGACTTGGGTGCAAGCTGGGATGAAGAAGGTCGATGCCATCGGTGCGGGCACCACGCTGAAGATTCGCAACTACGACGCGATGAACAACCTGCGGATGGGCATCGCCACACGCCGTGATGTGGATGGCATCGTCGACGCAATCAATATGGCGGAGGCCCTGTGCCGACGCGGCATTGGTGAAGACTGGCTGGCTGAGATCAACGACGCACAGGACAAGTTGCTGGAGCTGGCACGACGAGGTGTCGCTAACGGATTCAAATTCATCGTGCGAGGCGAAGAGCTCAAGGCGTTGAACTTGGCCATGGAAGTGCACGATGCACAGCTGAGCGAAGTCACCGTGAAGCAACTTGAGACAGCGATCAACGATGTGTTGGAAACACAACGCCAAAAGAAAATGCGTTACATCGTGGAGCCAGTATGAGAAGATACGCGTCACACGAGCTGCGAGCACTGCTGCGCAGCAACCCCGACGGACTGACGATACGAGAGATCATGGCTGCGTTCCCAGAGCGCACCGAATCGAACATACGCCGCACACTCATTGACTTGCCCGACTCTTACATCGACCGATGGGAGCCCGCGCCACGCAATGCGTACCGCGCCGTGTGGTGTGTCGTCACTCCGCCAGAGAACTGCCCCAAACCACCAACCAAGAAAATGGAGAGTTACGAATGAACTGGTTAAAGAAAAAGATCATCGCATGGGCGATGCAAGGCACAGGCCCGCAGCTGATGAAAGAAGCAACCGTTGGTCCGATGTCCCGCGACATTGGTGCGTTCGACGGCGTCGAGCAGATACGCATCACGATTTTCAACGTGAGCAACGGCACACTGGTGCGCATGGACGCTCGCTCTGACGAAGATTACGTGGTGCGATCCACCGGCCCACGCCGCCCACCTGTGTTCATCGTCAAAGACGGCGAGACTGTGCAAGACGTGATCGTCCGCCAGCTGGCCATTGCCGCACTGGAGCGATGACATGGCCAAGTACAGAAAGAAACCTGTGGTCATTGAGGCCATGCAGTGGGATGGCACGCGAGCGTGCAAGGAGCTGATCGAAGAGACGCTCTACGATCTGGAGACCAACAATGTCGAGCTGCCTATGGAGGGAGAGTGGGACGGTACGACCTACCTGAGCTGGACGATCTACACGCTAGAAGGCCTCATCACAGCATCGCCGGGCGACTGGATCGTTCGAGGCGTCAAGGGTGAGCACTACCCGTGCAAGCCCGACATCTTTGAAGCAACATACGAGGCCGTCGATGAATGAATCACAACTCATGATCGAGCTGGAGGAAGCCAAGGCCGAGAACCGGTACCTGCGCCACCAACTCAACAACACCTTCCACGAGGCCCTTCGACTGCGCCATGCCATGGAGCAGATTTATGGTGCAGCACACATGACGCTGCATGTCATCAACACAGGAGCGACAGATGAAAAACGTAATGGTTGACTTGGAGACACTGGGCAACGGCAGCAATGCCGTGATGATCGCCATCGGTGCGGTGGAGTTCGACGAGACAGGCCTTGGCCGCACGTTCTACATGAACGTCGACCCACAGTCCTGCGTAGATGCTGGCCTGAAGATGGACGTCAGCACCGTGATGTGGTGGATGCAGCAAAGCGACGAAGCTCGTGCCGCGTTTAAGAAGCCCGGCGTCCCGCTGGAGCTTGCGCTGGCTGAGTTCTCCAACTGGTTCCCGCGCGGCGCTACGCTGTGGGGCAACGGTGCCACGTTCGACAACGCCATCCTCGGCAACGCGTACCGCGCACTGAACGGCAAGCAGCCATGGGAGTTCTGGAACGACCGCTGCTACCGCACGCTCAAGAGCATGTACCCACACATCAAGATGGATCGCTCGGGCACGTACCACAACGCGCTCGATGACGCCAAGTCGCAGGCACTGCACGCTGTCCGTATCTTGCTTGCATCGAAGGTGGTGTGATGAAACAGCTCGGCCTATTCCCCGAAACCTTGGCCCCGACCACTGAGGGCCGCAAGTACGACGCAGGTAAGCCCGATTTCACACTGTTGCCGTGGGACGGCATCGAACAGATCGTGCGCGTCCTCGACTTTGGAGCAAAGAAATATGCACGAGACAACTGGAAGCACGTGGCGGACGCCGACCATCGCTATCTCGCGGCTGCGTTCCGCCATCTTGCGGCGCACGCACAGGGAGAAAAAGCTGACCCGGAAACTGGTATCAGCCATCTCGCGCATGTGGGGTGCTGTGTGCTCTTCCTTCTTTCACTGGAGCAAACCCATGAATAACCCACTGTCTGGCGCTATCGGCGCAGCAAACGCAGGATTGACCGGCAGCATCGGCATGGCCAACGCCATCAGCAACACCAACAGTGCAGCGCAACAGCACGCATACAACCAAGCTGTGCAGTCTAGGATGTGGTCGAACGAGAAGAGCAAGCGCATGGTGCTGAACCTCGTCATCGAGCAGGCGGGCAACGGCTATATCGTGGGCTTCGCTGCCGGGTACGGCGAGATCATGGACAAGCAGGTGGCCACCAGCATCGAGCAGGTGCAGAACATCATCGCCGCTGAGATGGCGTCACGCATGTTGGAAGCGAGCGCGTAATGGACATCCTGACCGTTGACTTCGAGACTTACTACGACCAGCAGTACAGCCTCAGCAAGATGCAGACCGATGCGTACATCAACGACAGTCGGTTTGAGATGATCGGCGTGTCCGTCATCAAGAACGATGAGCCCGCTGTGTGGTTCTCTGGCTCCGAGCTGGAGACCATCGGCTGGCTGCACGGCAACTACGACTGGGAGAACAGCGCAGTGCGCTGCCACAACACCATGTTCGACGGGTTCATCCTGACGCAGCGCTGCGGCATAAAGCCCAAGCTGTGGATGGATACCCTTGGCCAAGGCCGCATGCTGCTGCCGTTCCTGACGTCGCACTCACTGGCCAACCTCGCCAAGCAGTACGCGCTGCCTGACAAGGGCACGGCTGTGGTGAAGGCGCTGGGCAAACGCCGCGCAGACTTTAATCCCATGGAATTAGAGGAGTACGCGGACTACTGCAAGCACGACACGTGGCTGTGCAAGGAGCTGGGCAAGCGCTTTGACCCGTTCACCCCAGCCTTGGCCATGAAGCTGATCGACATGACGGTGCGCATGTTCACCGAACCCATGCTGATCGGCGACCAAGCCAAGATGAGACAGCTGTACGACGACGAGGTGATCCGCAAGGAGCTGCTGCTCAAAGAAGCCGCCGTGAACCGCGACGTCATCATGTCCAACGACAAATTCGCCGCTCGCCTTCTGGAGCTGGGTGTGACCCCGCCGATGAAGCAGAGCAAAGCCAACCCTGACAAAGAGACCTATGCCTTCGCAAAATCCGACAAAGCCTTTACCGACCTGCTGGAGTCCGACGATGCGGACGTACAGGCGTTGGTTGCGGCTCGCCTTGGTGTCAAAACGACTATCGCTGAAACACGTGCGCTGAAGTTCTTGGAGACTGCACAGCGCGGCCCACTGCCGGTGTATCTCAACTTCTGGGGTGCCAAGACGACCGGACGCTACTCAGGCGGCAACAGCATCAACTGGCAGAACATCCCTGCGCGTGGCCCCTCGGCGGGTCTGCGTGCGGCATTGCTGGCTCCGCCCGGTCATACGGTGCTGGTGGGTGACTCCTCCAACATCGAGCTGCGCACAGTGATGGCGCTGGCTGGGCAAGATGACGTGGTGGACAAGCTGCGCAATGGCGTCGATCTGTACTGCGACTTCGCGGGCAAGCTGTTCGGTCGTGTGATCACCAAAGCCGACAAGGCCGAGCGCCAGCTGGGCAAGGTGGCCATGCTGTCCCTGCAGTACGGTGCTGGTGCCAAGCGATTCCAAGAGATGGTGCGCATCGCTGCGCGGACTGACAAGGCGCTGACACCGATCGACGAAGCGCGGGCCTATGCCATCGTGGACTTGTATCGCTCCGTGCACCACAAGGTGGTGGCGCTGTGGCGCAGATGCAACGACGTGATCTTGCCGGACATCGCCAACGGTTGCAGCATGACGAACGTGGACATCCCCGGATGGTTCATCACCCAGTGGGACGGCTTCGGTCGCCCCGGCGAGCCCGGAGTCATGTACAACGACCTGAAGTGGGACGGCAAAGACTGGACGTACCAGATGGGTCGCCAGCGAGTGCACATCCACGGCGCGAAGATGGTAGAAAATTTGTCGCAGCATGCTGCAATGCAGATCGTTATGTGGCAAACTGCACGTATCAATCAGCGCTACCCAGTGAAGCTGTCCGTCCATGACGAAGCTGTCTGTGTGGTGCGCAATGAAGAACTTACTGAAGCACAGGCGTACATGGAAGAGTGCCTCGCAATGACGCCCAAGTGGTGTCGCGACATTCCCGTGGCGTGTGAAACTGGAACTGGCCCCTCGTACGGAGACGCGAAGTAATGGCACTGACTTATCACGCTGCTGACCGCTTGCCCAGCTGGGCTCGCTGTGAGTGGCATCACGACGCGTACTCGTACGAGTCGCAGGTGTGGTTTGGCGTCCACTGCGCTGACGGCAATGTGCACGTCACGGTCACCATGCCCGAGGAGTTCGGTCAGAGGTCGATCACTCGCCGCGTAGTTCTTCAGGACATGATTGAGCAACTCACCGTACAACTCGCTAAAGCAACCTTGGAAGAAAAATGACCACACCAATGCCGCTGTCGTTCAGCCGACTGTCCACCTTTGAGCAGTGCCCTGCGCAGTTCGATTACCTGTACGTGTCCAAGCGCGTGCAGAACTCGTCGAACGAAGCATCAGAGTACGGAGACCGTGTGCACAAGACGCTGGAGGCCTACGGCCTTGGCACGCTTGACCAAAGCACGCTGTCGCTGGAAGGCAAACAGTCCCTCGAACGCTGGGGCCCACTGGTGGACAAGATCACCTCACGCAATGGTGAGAAGTTGTTCGAGCATCAGATGGCGGTCAACCGTCAGCTGCAGCCTGTGGACTGGTTTGCCAAGGACGTGTGGATTCGTTCGATCGCCGATGTGCTGGTCGTTGACGGTGACACTGCGTACTGCCTCGACTACAAGACGGGCAAGGTCAAGGACAACCCTACCCAGCTGCAGCTCTTTGCAGCCATGGTGTTCTGGCATTTCCCCGAGGTGACGAAGGTGAAGACCTCGTTCATCTGGCTCAAGTTCGACGAGGTGACCAACGCCACGTATGAGCGCCGCTTCCTTGACTCGCTGTGGCGGGCACTGGAGCCACGCTTTGACATGGTGCAGGAAGTGATTGACCTCGGCGTGTTCAAAACAAAACCATCGGGCCTGTGCCCATGGTGTGCAGCAAAAGGGTTCTGCCCTGATGCACGACTGAAAGGTAAACGATGAAGAAGGAAGAAGATGTCAAGAAGGTGGTCAAGGCTGTGCTCAAGAGCACGCCAAACTGCTGGTGGTTTATGCCACCTGCTAATGGCTTTGGCCGCTCTGGTATCCCTGACTTTGTGGGGATTGTCAATGGTCTCGGCTTTGCTGTGGAGACAAAGTTCGGCAAGGGCACTACTACTGCTAACCAAGAGCGCGAGATTGCAGCGGCAACGCAAGCAGGCGGCGAAGTCTGGATCGTGAGAGAAACCAACGTGGACGAATGGGCGCTCACGTTCAAAGCATGGGCGGCACTCAATGCTCGTAATACCTGAGAAGCGGCGGATCGTCATCAACAGCAACGAGAACGACACCGTTGCTCAGGTGATCCCGCACGCCAAAAAATTCATGCACGGTGGTGAAGAGATGGTCGCCGTACCCTACGGGGTCGACGAGTCGATGGTGCTCAAGAACCTCGGCTTCAGCGTGCCAGCTCCGATCCTGCAGTACTACACGTGGCCCGGTCGCTTCACAGCGATGGATCACCAGAAGGACACTGCTGCGTTCCTCACAACTCACAAGCGTGCCCTGTGCCTGAACGCACCGGGTACTGGCAAGTCCATCAGCTCGATCTGGGCTGCCGACTTCTTGCTGGATGAGGGCGTGGCTCGTAAGGTGCTGATCATCGCGCCGTTGTCGACGCTTAAGGTTGTGTGGGGGCGCGAGCTCAAGCATCACCTGCCGCATCGCTCGTTCGTTATCTGCACTGGCACAGCCGCCAAGCGCAAGCAACTGCTGGAGACGCCGGGGGTTCAGTACGTCATCATCAACCATGACGGCTTCACCAACATGCAGGCTGATCTGACGGGCTTCGACGTGGTGATCTACGACGAGGCAACAGCGCTCAAGTCGCCGAGCTCACAGCGGTACAAGATATTCGCCAAGTGGATGGCCAAGCACCAGCCATGGCTGTGGTTGCTGACCGGCACGCCCATCTCGCAGACCCCTGCGGATGCGTGGACACTGGCGCGTCTCGTGGACTCACCGCAGTGCCCCAAGAGCTTCACCACGTTCAAGGACTTGGTGATGCAGAAGGTGACGACGTTCAAGTGGATGCCCAGACCCGATGCGTTGGAGACTTGCCGCAAGGTGCTTCAGCCGTCAATTCGTTTCTCGCTGGATGAGTGCAAGGACTTGCCCGACACCAACTTCGTTGGCCGCAAGACCGAGCTGACCAAGCAGCAAGAGAAGGCGTTCAAAGAGATGAAGGACAAAGCTGTGACGATCTTCGCCGGTGGCGAAGTGACCGCAGCGAACACGGCTGTGATGCTGAGCAAGCTGTTGCAAATCAGCTGCGGCGTGGTGTACGGAGACGACACTACGATTGCCATCGACGCCTCGGAGCGGTATAATACGCTTACGGAATTACTTACAGAGATCGGCGACAAAGCGATCATATTCGTGCCACTCAAGGGTGTGCAAGTTTGGCTGCGCGACAAGCTGACAGCAGATGGTTTCGACGTTGCGATGGTCAATGGTGACACGAGCAAAAAAGAACGTGATGAGATATTCAATGACTTTCAGCACACGGACAGGCCACAGATTTTGTTGGCTCACCCGAAGGTTGCTGCGCACGGGCTGACACTGACGAGAGCGAAGGACATCATCTGGTATGCGCCGATCTATTCGCTTGAGCAGTACGAGCAGGCCAATGCAAGGATTCGTCGGTTGACCACAACCGGCAAAACGTCTGTGTGGCACATCTGGGCCACCGGCTTCGAGGCAGAGCTGTACCGCAGGCTCCGCGCAAAGAAGAACACACTTGCGGAGTTTTTGAATTTGGTGCAAGGCATCAACAGTGACGATGAATAAACGAGGTGACTGAATGAATTACGACATGGCAGCAGAGAAATATGTCGCAGTGCGCAAAGAGATCGACGATCTTGAGCGCGAGCACAAAGCAGCCAAGGGCAAGCTCACAGAAAAGCTGATCGCCCTTGAAAACTGGATGACAGCGAAAGCACAGGAAGACGGACTGGAAACAGTCAAGACTCCGCACGGTACGGCCTACTGGTCTACCCACCACACAGCAACAGTTGGTTCTCGTGAAGAGTTCTTCAACTTCTGCAAAGAGCATGACGCATGGGATATGGTCGAGTCCCGTGCATCAAAGACCGGAGTCAAGAGTTACATCGAGGCTAACGGCGCACCACCACCGGGGGTGAACTTCTCATCGACGCGTGTTTTTAATCTTCGCAAAGCTCAATCCAAGGAGTAACTTATGAGCAACATGATCGCAAACGTCCCAGCGCACATTGCAGCGCGTATCGCAGCCCGCCAACAAGCAGGCACCAAGTCTTCCGTGGCATCTGCCATCGTCAGTGATGGCGTGAGCATTCCGCGCATCAGCATCCGTGCTGGCCGTTATCGCCTGAATGAAGAGGGCGTTGAGACCACAGTCGGCGTCACGCTGGACACCATCATCGTGGGTGCCAACCCCCGCGTGTCCAAGGTGTTCTACGCCAAGGCCTTCGACGCATCTGCCGAGAACGTCCGCCCTGACTGCTGGTCTAACGACGGCCTGAAGGCTGATGCCAGCATCGACGCACCTGTGCACAGCGGCTGCGCTGACTGCCCCAACAACGTGCTGGGCTCCAAGATTCTGCCCTCGGGTGCCAAGTCCAAGATGTGCGCTGACCAGCGTCACCTCGCTGTTGTTGCAGCTGCTGACCCCACCAAGGTGTACAGCCTCACGGTTCCCGTCAGCGGCATGAAAGCTCTGCGTGAATACTTCAAAGAGCTGGGCAACTACAACATCGGCCCTGAAGAGGTCATCACCGAGCTGGGCTTCGACGACGCAGCCAGCTTCCCGAAGATCACCTTCAAGCAGAAGGGGTATGTTCCCGAGAAGGCCATCAGCCGTGTGGATAACCTGTTGACAAGTGACTCTGTCAAAGTGGCAACACGTCAGATGGCACCTCAGAGCGCTGGCCCTTCGTTGGCTGCACCTGCCGCCAAGGCCGCTTTGCCTGCTGCTCCCGCAGTGGACGACGCGTACGAGGAAGAAGCTGCAGCACCGGCACCTGTCGTCGCGGCGACACCGAAGGCCAAGCCAACCGTTGCCCCAGTAAAAGCGTCGGATGAACTGGCTGCTAAACTCGACAGCCTGTTCGACGAGTAATAGAATTCTCGAAAACATGACCCCCGGCTTAGGCCGGGGTTTTTCATCCGGGGGCACATTTTGGATACCAAACACTTTCTTACTCGCGTTTTTGCCCAGTCCGACGAACTTGTCATCTGCACACACAAGCCTGATCCATCAGGCAAGAACCCACGTGGGTTCTTTTGGAACAGAGGATCGTTCGCCGACATCGACGACGCAGTCGCAGCGATACAACGCTGGGACAACGAACCCGCATCAACCGTCTACTTCGGCGTTGGTGCATTTGCCGGACACAGTTACACAGACGACAACGGCAAGCAGAAGTGGTACCGCACACAAGCGCACGCCACATGGTTCAAGGCATTGGCCCTTGACCTCGACATCGGTGCCGACAAACCATACGCCACGCAGAAAGAAGGCTGGACTGCGATGGTCGCAGCACTCAAAGCGATCGGCATGCCCAAGCCCATGGTCATATCGTCGGGCAACGGCATTCACTGCTACTGGCCGCTGACACAGAAGATCAGCAAGGCCCACTGGGAAAAGGCATCAACAGCATTGCGCATTGCGCTGGAGGAGAACGGCGTTGAGATCGACACCACAAAAATTCACGACCCATCCATGGTGCTCCGCCCCGTGGGCACGCACCACAAGAAGCAGCAGCCTTGGAAGGACGTCCGGTGTGTTGCGGACAGCCCAGACTACGATGCTGTTGCGCTCTTCGGTACGCTCAAGCCGTGGTTCGGCAAAGCCTCTGCGGTCGCAGCCAAAGCTCCAGCAACACGTGCAGGCAAGCCCAAGTCGTCCATCCTCGACGCAGTGCTCAACTCCAACGACGTCATCCTCACTGCAGTGGCCTCACGCTGTAATCAAGTCAGAGCGCTTGTTGACTCGGGTGGAGTACTTGATGCTGCGGGTCGCGATGTGCCTGAGCCTTTGTGGCGTGCTTCTCTTGGGTTGGCCAAGCACTGCACCGATGTAACTGAAGCCGTCGTCATGCTCGCGGGCAAGCACAAGGACTTTGACCTGAATGCAAGCCTGAACAAGATCGACGGCTGGCACGGCACAGGGCCAACGACCTGCTCCAAATTCGAGCAGCTGTGCGCCAAGGGCTGCGAAGGCTGCCCGAGCCGTGGACAGATCACAAGCCCGGCCCAGCTGTCGGTGGTCACCGAAGTGGCTGTCGAGACTGAGGAAGGCGAAGAGATTACGCTGACGATGCCCAAGGGCTACGTCGTGCAGAACGGACAGATTTACCGTGAGGTCAAGACAGAGGTCACAACGACCGATGCCAACGGCGTGGACGTGGCGCAGGAAGTGGTTGAGTTCGACCACGTCAGCCCATACGAGATGCACATCACCGGTGTGTACAGCGACGAGGAGAGCGGCAAGTCCGCATTCAAGATGCTGGTCAAGTACCCGATGACGGGTTGGAAAGAGACAGCGCACGAGATCACGGTGCTGGCTTCTGTGGGCAAGGACTTCAGCAGCTTCTTGCTGAACCGCCAGATTTACGTGAAGAACATTGGCCAGCAAGAAAAAGTACGGGGATACCTGATGGACTATTTGACGATGGTGCAACAACAGACGCCGACAGGACAGGACTACGTCTCGTTCGGCTGGCAAGACGATGGCTCGTTCATGTGCGGCCAGCAGCTGCTGGGTGGTTCACACGACAACATCGACACGCGCCTGCGCGGCCCAGCCAAGTCGTTTGCTGATCTGATCGGTGCGCACGGCTCCCGCGACGAGTGGATTCGTGGCATGGACATGCTCAACCGTCCGGGCTCGGAGACGATCCGTGCTGCGGTGCTGCTGGCTACCATCGGCATCCTTGGCCCAGTGGCTGGCAACTCGACACCGCTCATCTCGATCTACTCCACCGAGACCACAACCGGCAAGACGCTGGCACTGATCGCAGCCAACAGCCTGATCGGCACACCCAAGCCGCTGTTCCTGAACCAGAAGGACACAGCCAACGCCATGTACAAGATGCGCGGTGTGCTCAACAGCCTGCCCTGCTGCATCGACGAGATGACCGCTGCCGAAGACAAGGAAGTTGCCGACATGGCCTACTACCTGAGCATGGGCCGCGAGAAGGTGTCCATGACCAAAGACCGCGACCTGCGCGATCCGGCAACATGGAACGGCCCCACACTGGTCACGACCAACATCTCGCTGCACCAGAAGTTCGAGGGTGCACAGGCTGGCAATGAGCCGCTGAAGATTCGCTGCTTGGAGTTGCCCCAGCATGACCGCACGTTCGTCGCCACCCGTGAAGACGGCAAGAGCGATGCGTACGAGTTCTTCGACATCATGGCCAAGAACAACGGCTGGGCATTCCCAGAGCTGGTCGAGGCTGTGCTGGCCAAGGGTGGCCCTGAAGTCATGTGGGAGTGGGCCGAGAAATCGTTCAACAAGACGTTCAACTTCGTGTTCGAGCCGCAGGAGCGCTTCTACCGCACCGCCCTGATTGCCGCATGGGGCACGGGCCGCATCGGTCACGCCCTTGGCTTGTTCCCGTTCGATGTGCAGGGCACCATCCAGCACCTGATTGACCACGTCAAGACAACTCGTCAGTTCATGATCGACGGCAAGGTCGACGTGTTCGACATCGTGGGCCAGTTCCTCGCAGAGCACAACGACCAGATCGTGGAGTGCAAAGAGAAGTACGGTTCGGGCGTCGAGCAGGTCACCATGCCTGCACCAGAGCGTGCCGTGGCCCGCGTCAAGATTGTGTACGACGACAAGAACCCCATCATGCCGGGCAGCCAAGTGGCGATCAACGCTGAGAAGCTGCGCAGCTGGCTCAAGATCAAGCGTGACGGGCTTGACCGCATCGAGCGGGAACTGGACGACAACAACGCACTGCTGCGCCGCCGTGACCGCATCACGATGTTCAAGGGCTGCCCCAAGCATGCCCCCGGCCAGATGCAGTGCCTGATCGTGAACCTGAACCACCCACGATTCATCGACAGCCTGACGGGCACCACTGCCCGCGCACAGAGTAAGATCACCCTCGCAGTTTTGGGAGCTGCGGCATGAGCTATGACGCTGACATTGCGCAAGGGCTAGTCGACGAAGTGCTGGCCGTGCTGCACAAGTATGATGAATCCGTGCTGCTGCCCACCGTGTTGGGCTGTCTTGACATAGTAAAGATGCAGCTTTTGCAAGAACACATGGAAGAGGACGACGAAGATGAGTATTGATTCGATCGAGTTATGGCACCGTCGTGCCCGACCTGAAGTGACTGCAAAGACATTCGATGTGCAGCTGGGCTGCCACATCGAGGAGATTGTGGAGATGCTGGCCTGCGTCAGGTTCGAGGGGGGCTGGCACAACCTGCGGTACGAGCTCACGCTGCTGGCTGACCGGCTCAAGAGTGGCGGCGAGTCCGCCATAATCTGCGACCGCAAAGAGCTGCTGGACTCACTGGCCGATCAAGTGGTGACGGCCGTGGGTGTAGGGCACAATGCGGGCATGAAAACCGTCGACGCCATTGACGCGGTGAACCGCAGCAACTGGAGCAAGTTCGACGACGAAGGCTTCCCCATTTTTAACGAGCATGGGAAAATAGCCAAAGGGCCGAAGTACAAGCGGCCAGTTCTGGACAATCTATACTGAGGAATAACTATGTCACGCGACTACAAAAAAGAGTACCAAAATTATCAGGGTAAACCCGAGCAAATTGCCAACCGGGCCAAGCGCAATGCAGCTCGCGCTGAGCTGGAGAAGAAGGGCGTCGTGCACAAGGGCGACGGCAAGGACGTTGACCACAAAACGCCCATTGTGAAAGGCGGCGGCAACGGAGCAGGCAACCTGCGTGCAGTACCCAAGTCCGTCAACCGCTCCTTCGCACGTACCCGCAGCGCGGGTATGAAGTGATTACTTCTTAGCCTTGGGCTTTGCGCCCTTGGCTTTGTCGGCGGCCACGTATTCTTTGGCGACCTTCTTGGGGATACCCAGCTTCTTTGCGAAGGCTGGGTCGTGCGCAGCAGCCCGCATCGTGCGGGCTTGCTTTTCGCTGGTGCTTGGCATTACTTCTTGCCCTTGTGCATGCCGGGCTCGAACTTCTTCTCCATGGCAGCGTAGGCCTTCTTGGTGGGAGCCATCTTTTTCTCGGCGGCTTCCATCTTCTTGGACTCACCTTTGCCGAACGGGTTGGCTTTGGCTTTGTTGGTGGCGGTACGTTGACCGCGCATTGGCATCGACTTCATGGGAATCTCCTGTTTACCACTTCACTTTGTCGGCCCAATAGGCGGCTGACATTTTGCCTTTGGCGATGTTGCCCGCATGGCGGGCTTTGAACGCCTCGTTGCGCTTGGAGCCGTCGGGCGACCCCTGCACACCTTGTTGGCCAAAACGAATCGTCTTGACCTGATCTCCAGATTTTGCCACGACTACGTGGCTTTTGGTTGGGTGGCTAGGGGTTGCCTTGGGCTTGTTGTAGCCCGACACGCCTGCGCGTGCCAGCCGAGGGTCTTTACCTGTCATAGCTCTTCTCCACGTTTTTTGGCAATCTCTTCGTCCATGCGCTCGCGCAGGCTGTCGAGTTCTTTGTCCAGCGCCTCGTAGTCGGGGTACCCTTTGCGGTACTCGTCGCGCTTGGCCTTGGTCATTGCGGACTTGAATTCCTTCTCGACGCGCTTGGCGGCCAGCTCTTGAACTGCCTCAGCCTCAGTAACGTTGTAGTCGTACAGCTTCAGACCGAAGGCGCGAGCAAACACCAAGCTGGATGGCTCGGCACCCGTGATGCCAGTCTTTCCCTCGATGACGTCGGTGGCGCGGCTGAGCTGGCGGCTGCTGATGCCGGGCGGCGAGACGATGTCGTACGCAGCCTTAGTCGAGTTCCACAGCTTTTGCCACTCGGTGTCGGTCGGTTGGTGGATCGACTTGCCAGTGTAGGTGTCCACGCCCAGCACAAGGCTTGCAATGGCCGACACGAATGGGCCGCTGGGGGTGACCATGCCGGGAATCCACGACTGACCAGCGAAGCCGTTGGGCAAGCCCTTGGTCAGGGACGCAGCCGGGAAATAGTCGCCCAGCTTGTAGTACACGGGGTTCTCGGCATCGCCCATGAACGGGATGCGGACGTGCATGTAGGGGCCGACGGAGCCAAAGAACATGCGCTCGCGGATCGACTCAGGCCCAGACTTGCGGGTCTCTTCGTCATCGTCACCGGAGGCACCAGCCATTGCGGCTTCCAGTATGTAGTAGGCCATCAGCACATTGGCAATCTTCCACGGCTGGGTCAGTGCCATACGGCCAATCATCGGGCCCATGGCGTAGCCCCACGACACGAACGGCAGTACCGTCTGGCGGGCGACCTTCACGGCCTTGGAGTCGATGTCGTAGTCACCGAACGCCTTCAGTGCGAACTTGCCTGCAGTGCGGAACATCTCGTCGGTCGGTGCCTTGCCCCCGGCCTTGAGCTGCTCTTGGCCAACGCTCTTCATGAACGCAGCCATGCGGAACGCGTTGTCTTCAAAGGCGTACATCTGAGACATGAAGTCGTCGGCCTTGCCCACGTTCTTGGCGAGGAACTCAGCCTTGGACTTCTCGATGCCGAGGTGGCCTGCCACACGGGTCAGCAAACTATCATCATTGCCGCCGCGCACGTTGGCCTCGTGGGCCTTGTACAAAGCCTCTTTGACTTCGGCACTGGAGAAGTCGCCCAGCATGGCACCAGAGTTGATGAACTGCTCGACCATGACGCGCTCTTGCTTGTTCAGCGTGTTCGGGCGGAACGAGATGTCGTGCATCATCGCCATGGTGATGTTGGACGCGGCGTTGGTCAGGTGTGTGCCGGGGTTGAGCGTGGTCTTGGACTTCTTGAACCAGCGCATGGTGTTGTTGATCGCACGCACCTTGATTGCGGGCTGGCGGTCGATCATGTCGGTCATGGCGTTCCACACCGGGCCGGGGATGTACTTGCCCGCCAGCTCGCCGTACACATCGGACTTGGGCATCTGAACCCATGTGCCGGACATGCGGTACAAGTCTTTGGTCTTCTCCGAGCGGGCCATCTCCAGCGACACAGACAACACTTGGTCTTCGTGCACCTTGGTGCCAAATTCCTTGTTGATCTCGTCGATGCTGTCGAACGCGACCTGTGCATGCGGGCTGCCTTCCTTGCCCATCTTGGCCAGTGCACCGATGAAGTTCTTGCTGGCGTAGTTGTTGGCCAGCGCGGCCATGGTGTTGCGCAAGGCGTTGGCCAGATCGTCGGCCTTCTCGTCGGCAATCTTCTCGCGGGCAGTCGTGTTCGTGGTGAACTTGTACTTGCCCTTGTCCGCGTCGCCCGACTCCAAAATCCACTTGCGTGTCGTGTCAACGGAGAAACCGACTGGGTCTTTGCCCATCTCGGCAAAGCGTGCGGCAGACATAAACCCGGCAGACTCGGGCGTGCCGGTCACCGTGTTGGCGGTCTTGAAGACTTGGAAGAAGTCGCCGTCAATGATCGCATCGCCGTTGGCGTCTTTGGTCACCCAATCCATGTCGAGGTCGTTCTCGTTCACGGACTTCTTGCCCAGCACGGCGTTGATCTTGCCGAGACCGAACTGGTTACGCGCCACTTCCTCGGTCTTGCCGGGAAACAGCAGGTTCTCAGAAAACTTGCGGGTGCGGAAGAACTGCTGCTCGATGGGCGACAGCTCTGACACGTACAGGTCGAACCAGCGCTTCATGTTGTCGGCCAAGCCCTTGAGCTTGCCGCCGTCGTCCAGACCATCCAGTGCGCGTTTGTTGCCGTCCAGATAGTCGAACACAGCGTTGACTTCAGCAGCGGGCTTGCTGACGATGTAGTTGGCGATGCGCTCAGCCACTTGGTAGCCGACGTTCTTGTCGTACTTGTAGTTGTCCTGAATGTCAGAGACGTCGCGGTTCACGTTGTAGCGCGAGTTCAGTAGGCCAGCAACGATCTCAGCACCGGGGTAGTCCTTTGCCGTTTTGCGAGCCCACTCTGCCAGCTTGTCAGCGGTCTTGCCGACGACGCCTTCTTTGCTCCAGCCGATGGCCTCGAACACGCGCTGCGTGCTGAACACGTTGACGAGGTTGGTGTCGACCCACTTGGTGTAGTCGGTCTCAGGCACACCCAGAGCCGCAGCCTTGGCGCTGTTGTCGGTCTTCTTGGTGCTCTGCACGGCGGCTTCCAGCACTTGGCCGGTGGCTTTACCTGTCGGCTGGGTCTCAGCGGCCTGCTGAAGAAGGCGGAAGCTACCCATGAGCACATCGCTGGCTGCCGTGTTGTTGGTGCCCAGCATGCGACGCACGGTGGCGAGCATCATGTTCCAGACATCTTTGGCAGCCTGCACGAACGACTGGGGTGTGCCTTTAGATGGCATGGCCTCCAGCGCCTTGCGGAACTCGACCAGCGTGTTGCCGTAGGAGATCAACTCCAGCACAGCGTCCAGTTCGCGTTTACCCGCGACCAGCTCAGCCAACACCTTTTGCACCTCGGCGGCTTTCTCGCTGAGCTTGGATGAGTCGTACTTGACGACTTGATTCACCGACTTCACCAGTTGGCGAACGATCGGGTCTTTGGGGAAGGAGTGCACAAACCACTGCAAGGCGGCGTGCAACGCCTCGTGCAACGCGACTTCTGGCGAAGCCGTTGGCGACATGGTCACCGTGTTGTTCTTGGGGTCGAACTGCGACTTGCCCTCGGCGAAGACGATCTTCGGTGGGTTCTTGGTGTTCTTGAACACCTCGGACACGGCCTTGGCAATCATGCGCTCAAACGGTGTACCGCTGCTGCGAATGTAGTTCAGCACGCCTTGGAAGCCGGTCTCAGCCTTGGTGAACTTGTTGACCGAGTGGCCGTACTTGGCAGCACGCACCAGCGGCTGCTCGAAGCCTTGCTGTTTCTCTTCTTTCGATGTGCGGACTTCGCCGCCACGAACATCCAGAACGTCTTTGCCTTCGCGGAACGTGCCGCGCTTGGCAGCTGCCCAGCCTTGCGACAGGCCGAGGTCGAGCTTTTCGAGGGCTTTGATCTCGGTGGCGATTTCCATCGCCTGCTCGCCGTCTTCCTCGCCGAGCGCATCCATTTGATCTTGCAACGCCTGCTTCTGCGCTGCGATCTTGTCCTTGTTCAGGCGGATCAGGGCTTCGACGTTCTTGGCGGAGTTGCCAGCGGCTTGGCCGAGGGCAGTCAGCGCAGTCTGCGCTTCACTCCAGAGCTTCTCGACGTTGGCTACGTTCTCACCAGCACGAGCTTCAGCCTGCGCCTGTTCCCCTTTCTGGGGGAATTTTTTGGTGGACTTGAGCGTGGTGCGGCTTTCGGAAGGCACCATGTTGCCAGCGGCGTTCAGGTACTTGGCATAGGCTTCGCCAAAGGCGCGAGCGGCTTGCGCCAGTTTTCCACCCTGCTCGTCACGGCTCTTCTTGCCAGTCAGGAAAGCATCACGGGCGGCACCCAGAACCTTGGCTGTGAATGTGGGGCGGCCACCAACGCTGATGCGGCCACCTTGCACCGAGGCGTTGAGGTTTTCGGCTTCGCCGCCCACGAGAGGGCGCAGGCCCAGCTCGTCGATGGCCTGCTGCGTTTGTGCGATGTCGGCTTCTTCGCCTTCGGCTACTGCTGCGGGGGCAACTGAAACGGCGGCTGGGGCTTGTCCTTGCGCTTTTGTTTGCTTGGCTTGAGGGGTTTTAGGGCCACGTTTCGGAGCTTTCAAAGAAGCTCCCGCCACGACCGGCGTGACGGGAGAAACGGCGCTTGCGGCACCGGGGGGAGGAGAAACTTGTGTGACTGGAGCTGCAGGAGCCACAGCGGGGCCAGCAGCCAGCGGCCCGCCTTCTTCTTGGGCGAGCACTTGTTGGCTGTTCAAGATCGGAGTCTGGAACATGCCGGTGCGAATCTGCGACAGCGTGGGGCGCGGCTGTTGGGGCTGCACCTCGTAGACACCGTCGCCTTTTGTGGTGATGCCCTGCACGCCGTAAGCCCTGCTGGTGGTTTCCCGACCGGGGGCGGTCAAGTCCACGGGCGCTGTGGGCTGCTGGTAGTAAACACCGGGGGCGCTCTGAATGATGCCCGGTGCAATCTCTGCGCCAGTCTCGACTTGCTGGAGTTGCTCGCTGCTTGTGAGCAGGCCGCGTTGGCCGCTGATGTAGTCTTCTGCAGGTGCGCGTGCGCCGCCGATCAGGTCGATTTCACGGGTGCGTTCCTGCACAGGCGTAATACCCAACAAGGAGTCAATACGTGCCTGCAGGTCGATAGGCTCCGCCTCAGTCGTGATGCCCTTGGTCAGCTCGCGGTACTTGTCGCCCTCAGCCTGCTCGATCTCGCGCAGCTTCTCGGTGCGAGCGTCTTCCATGTCCAGCTGGGTGTCGAACCACTTGTCGACATCTTGAGCAGCAACACCTTGGCGCTGCGCTTCGGCCATGACCATGTCCATGGCTTGTGCGCGGACTTCGGGTGGTGTGGACTCGCCATACAAGGCTTCTTTGAGTCGAGCAGCGTTGCGAGCACGCGACACGTGACCACCAAACGACAGCGGACCGAGCAGCAGGGACAAGCCAGCGCCGCCCAAGGCCGACTGCCGTGCAATCGCACCGAGGTCTTCCTCTTTAGCGCCGTAGGCTCGCTCCACCAACGCAGTGCCCACGTCTTGGCCAGCTTCGGTACCTGCCTGCACAGCTGTGTTGACAGCCATACCCTTGGCGAACGGGCGAATGACGCCGGTGTCGGTCGCTGCTTTGGCGATACGCTCGGTTGTGGGTGCACCGCGAACAGCGGCCATGGCCGGACGGAATGCAGCACCCAGACCAGCAGTGGCGATACCCTCGCCAACACCTTGCACAGCCCAGACGCGGCGAGCCGCTGCGGCAGCCTCGGCTTCGGGAATGCCCTGCTCGATCAGCTTCTCGTACGTGTCTTGTGCAGAAGAGCCGCCGAACAAACCACTGGCCAGCGCTGACGAAACAGCTTGCCCGCCGGGCAAGAACGCAGCGCCAAGGACGGGTGCCATCGGGCCGATAGCCCGTGCACCGGACACCAACGCTTCGCTCACCAAACCACGGTCGCGCATGTCGGCTTCCCAGCCGGGAGCGCGTTGTTCAGCACCAGCAACCAAAGATTGCCCAGCGCGGTACATAGCGTCTGGCTCGGAGACCTGCACGCCATACTGACGCTCAAGTCCTGTGGGGCGGCCCAGTCGTGGGAATGCGCCTTCGCCTACCCGTTGGCCACCAGCATCACCGTAATACTTCAGGGCTTGGCCAATAGTGCGTGGGAGGTCAACAGCAAAACCAGCACCGAGCTGACGACCGACTTCGCTGGCTGTGCCGCTAGGCGCAATGCCTAGCATGTCGGAGATTTGCCCGACCGACGCGCCGGAGCGACGAGCCGCTTCGCCAAGAACCTCCGAGTCGCTTGCGTTTGCTAGTTCAGGGAAGGCTTGGCGAATTTGGTCGATGGCAGACATCGGGGCTCCGTTTACTGTGGCTTAGCGATTGCCGAAGTATAGCCCGCGCATGCGCTCCTGACTAGACGTTGGGGCAGGCGTAGGCGGTACCTGAGCGGGCATGTACTCGTTGGCCAGATTGAGCAGGCCCTGACCAGCCGCAGTTGCTTGTGGTTTGGCAGCAGGTGCGTTCTGCTTCATGGTCAAGATCAAGTTGTTCACCGGTTGGGGTGCCGCTGTATCTCCGGCGCTGAGGTACCTGCGTGCGTCTGCCGTGGCTGTCTGCATCGTGTAACGCTCTGGTTTGCCGTCGACCATGCGACCTGATGGCTTGCCGACCATTTCCTTGGCCAGATTGGCAACGGCTTCGGACGTCACTTCGCGTGGCTTAGGCGCGGCACCGAACAGCGTGAGTTTCTCCGGTTCAGTGAGCTTGCGGCCCAAGATGGCCTCCATATCTGTGAACTTCTGCTCCAAGCCCTTCCGTCCGAGCGCACCGGTTTGAGCACGCTTGTACTCGATGTCGGCTTCGCTGGCCCGGATGGCTGTCTCTTTGCCGCGCATACCCACCATCCACTCGGCAAGGTTTGCTGGGTCTTCGGCTGCTTTGCGCAGGTAGGCCGTGGCCATGCCAGAGTCTTTGAAGCTCTCGGTGCGCAGGACTTTGGTTGGATCAGCGTCGCTGACCAGATTGAGTACAACTTGACCGCCAGCACCTTTGGCCATGACGAAGTGGGTGCCGTCGCCGAAGCGAGAGTCGTTCTTGTGCAAGTCGATCAGGCCAGCCAAGTCTTTACCTTTGACAGCCTTCTTGATGTCCATGTCAAACGCGTCCAGCTCGTTTTTGGCGATGCCGGTAACCTGCGAAGTCACCTCCAGCTGCTGGCCACGATCCAAGTTGTACTTGGAGGCAAGCGTTTTAAGCTGTTCTGGCGTTGGGTTCTGCAGCGTGTTGAACTCGGTGTTAAAAGCGTCCATGCGGCCAGCGGCTTCGGCTTTTCGCTCAGCTTCGCCGAGTTGAACCTTGCCCAAGCCGACTTGCTGCTCCAGTTGCTGTCTACGCAATGGAGATTCTTCGGCTTCGCGCTCGGCACGTGTGGCTTCCATCAGCATTTGCTGGCGCATGCGGGGGTCCGACACGCCCTCGGCCATGGCGCGAGTGCGCAAGGCTTCTACACGATCGGGGGTCAGACCACCTTCGTAGCGTTGGCCGAGGAACTCGGTAACACGCTGGGGCTGGATGCCGGGGCCTTCGACGGGGGTGTAGCCGCCTTCGGCGTTGAGCGTTGACAGCCCATAACCACCGCCAGTCTGCGGGGTCAGCTTATAAAACTCCCTACCCTCAGCGTCCTTGGCAGCTGCAATACCTTGCAGCTGCTCACCCATTTGCGGGGTATAGCCTTGTTCGATCTCAGTAGCCTTTGCGTTCTGGATTCCCTCCAGTCGGCGACGCTCTTGACCCTCTTTGAACGCTTTACCAAGCTGGATGCCAGCTTGCATACCTGATGCCCATCCCATATCAGACCTCCACCATTTCAATGCCGAGACCGGCGTAGTTGACTGCCTTGTAGCCGTCAGGCATTTCGTAGACCATGTCGGGGAAGCGCTTCTCAACGTCATCCGCCATCACACCCAGATAACGCTTGCCCGAGCCGTTCTTGTACTCAAACTCGTACAGCGGCAGCATGGTGCGCTCGTCACGACCCACCTCTTGGATATTCTCTTTAAGGCGGCGATCCGAGAAGTATGTGGCCGCTGCGCCCAAGCCCGCACCGAGCATCTCGCCCTTAGCGTTGATGCCTGTGTTGTATGCACTCGTCTGCGCGTTGAGGATATTGCCCTGACCTTGGATGCCCATCTGAGCACCTTGGATGCCGTACTGTGCGCCTTGGCCGAACGCTTGGCTGTACTGGTTGCCAGCGGACATAGCCGAGTTCAGACCAGCAGAACCTGCGCTCGTTGCACCGCCGTATGCGGCGGACGAAGCGCCAGCGAGGCCACGGCCAAGGCCAGCAGCGTCGAGGCGGCGGGCCCAGCCCATCTGTTCGGCTTGTGTGCGTGCACCGGTCTGTGCGCCTGCGGTGGCGGCAGCCAGTTTGAGGGCGTTGGCATTCTGCGCGGCACCGAAAGCGCCAGAGTTGGGGTTGATGCCCCGGCGAGTAGCTTCGCGCATGGACACACCTTGCGCACCTTGGAACGCCTGCTGCACGTCGGCGGCGGCCTTCTGAGCCATTTGCTCGCGGTAAGACTCTGTGTTGAACTTTTGCGCGTCGGCGACGAGGCCCTGCTCAAGCGGTCGGAACGTGCCCACGTTGTAGTCGTAGTAATCCTTGGCCTGCTGCATCTGCTGCGCTTGCGCGGCCATCTGCTGGTCAGCAACCTTCTGCGCCAGCGGTTTCATCTCCTCGTACTGGCGCTGGGCAAAGTCCATCTGACGAGTGCCTAGTCTTTCAGCAACATCAATGCCACGCTGGGTGGCAGCCGCCATGGCGCTGTAGTCTGGTGCTGGTTGCGATTTACCGCCCATGATTTACTCCTTGCGCAGCCACCGACAGGTGTCAGGCCGCATAACCAAAATGTGCATGTCAGCGCCCGGTGCGCCGTCCTTCATCAAGAACTCTTCTTCAAAACCGAGGTGCTTGTCAAAGGCCAAGATGTGCGGTTCGTTCGACGGAACCATACCCGTAAGCCGCTTCAAACCGCAGTGCCAAAAAGCGTACTCACACACCGCTCGGAACAGCGGGATGATCATTCTGGTGTGCCGTGCGATGGCTATGTGGCAAGTCGCATTGGCACCGTTGAAGTTGTTGATCACCACCCCGGCTACAACGTCGTCACCCTGAATAATGCCCAGTGCATAGAAGCTACCCCAGTCAGCACCTTGGCCAACCTGCTGGGCAACCCATGCACCGATACGCTCTTTCTGGTCGAAGACGAGTTCTGCCATGGTGCGTATTATGGCTTATTGAGGGGGAGTTGGCCAGATGATGTTGTGCGGGTCTGCTTGTTGGGTGATGTCGCGCAGGGCTTGGCGGTAATCCGCCCAAGCTGCCTTGGTTGGCAGGGGGACATCGGGGAGCTGCGTCCAGTCGGACTGACCCAGCAGGGTGTCGCGTCGGGCGCGAATCGTGGGCCACACGACCTCGTCGGGCAGTGCCTGAACCGTGAACTCCACATCCATGGCCTCGGCGGGCACTGGAGTAACTGCGGATGCAGCCGACATGCTGGCGTCAAGCGCTGGGGGGTTGTACCCCACAATGCGCTCACCCTCTGCCACCTTCATGTACGGGGAGAGCTTTGGCACCACCTGCTTGATGGAGCCGTCGGGGTTCAGGAATGCGTAGGGCATTACTCGTACAAGATGTTGATCGTCCCGGCGTCGAAAGCATCGGTGCCGTTTACGGTTGTGATGCGGACACGGTCAAGGGTTCCTGAAGCGGTTTTGCTCCCAGCGCAGGCCATTGAAACCGCCACCGCCCCGGATGAGATATTGCCGGACCCGACCCAAGTGTTGCCACCCACAAGCGTAAGCGTTACTGCCCCCGAAAGAAAGGCTGACGCTGTTTGCACGCCCCCAGTTGATATTGCGAAGCCTGAAGTCAAATACTGCGTTTGGTTGCCAGTTGCGGCAAAACTAGCGGTTGAGCTGTATCCTGTAGTCTCAACGCCACCCGCGCCTATTTGGATTTGCGGGATGGATGTACCGTTTGTGCTCACGCCGTTGAACATTACCGTGACGCGCTTTACGCCAGCGGGGATTCCAGTGAAGTCAATCGAAGTTCCGCTCGTGGAGTTCTGTGCGGTGGCGGAGCCAATAAGGCCAATGCCGCCGGTTGTTCCACTAATTGTTGCTGCCATGGCCGTACTCCTTATGCGGCGGCTTTGAGCGCACGCAGTTCTTCGGTTGTTGTGCAAGCATCAGCCAGAGTCGTAACGTCACGCAAACGGTTCTTTTCAGCCACGATTGCTGTGGTGTCTGCACCGGTTTCCATTGCACGCTGGAACAGTACGTCTTGTGCGGCCAACAAAGGAGCACGTTCAGCACGAAGACGATCTTTTGTCAGTAGCTTGGCTTTGTCAAGATTGACGGTAACGATGCCACGGGTCTGCTCCCAAGCATTGAAGAAGTCGTTGTCGTCTTCAGGCAAACTGTCGGCAGCCACGATGTAGCTCTGTACGCCAGAAGGAATGTCACGAGATTGGACAGTCTCAATAGGCAGTTCGCCAGTTGGAATGCAGATTGAAACACCGCCGTTGTCGTTGGTGAAGATGATGACGTTTTTCATGGGTTCTCCTGATGGTTAGCGGAAGACTGCGATGCAGTTTTCTTCAAAATCAACAAACACTGGGCCGCCGGGGTTGCACGTTGTTATTTTGGCGCTTGATGCTGCCAACGCTCCAGCGACACTTTTGACGTTGACCAGTGCCTGCCCAACTCCGCTTGTTGTCCACCGAGCAGCACCAGTTACAGCGTAGTTTGCATCAGCGAGCGCGTTCGTGAAGTTGATCGTATAGTCGCCGGTGCTGTTGCGGACGACGCTGCTGACGTTAAACGATGCACGAATTGCAGCAGTGCTACCGTTAAAGTTAACCCAAGCCTTTGCGCTGCCTCGGATGGCATTGGTTGCGCTGGTGGTGTTTCCGCTGCCGTCTGTCAGCGTGTCGATTACAAGTGTTCCTGCCATGATTTACCTTTCAGCGGAAAACGCAGACGTTGGTCGAGTTGACGTCAATGGAGGTTCCCGTCGAACTATTAAACACGTTTATGCGAAATGAAGATGTCGTTTTTGCAAAATCAGTTGCGTTTATGTAGCCGGTCATAACTGCCACGTTTCCAGTAACAGTTTGAGATGCGCCTGCAACTGCGTAGCTCGCATCGGGCATCGTATTTGTGAAGTTGATTGTGTAATCGCCAACAGCATTCCGCACAACGCTTGACACGTTAAACGCTGCACGAATTGCAGCGGTCACGCCGTTGAAGTTCACCCAAGCTCGGCAGAGCTGGCCTACTTCAGTGCCGTTGGTGTTCTGAAATACTGCCGGTCCAGTTGTACTGGATTTCAGCGTGTCGATGACGAGTGTGCCTGCCATGTTCTTTCCTTAAACGATTGTCCAAACGCTGCCATCCGGCACATTGACTGTAATGCCGTCGTTGACTGTGATAGGCCCAGCCGACATGGCATTGTAGCCAGTGCTGATGGTGTGGTTCTGCGTCAGTGTGGAGAAGTTCTCATAGAACACGCCCTTTTTGGCCGCGCCGCCTATGAGTTTATCGCTGGAGAGCGACGTGAGCCACGACGGATCGGCATAGGAGCCGGTGGTAACAACGCCGTTCGTGGCAGTTGCCGCGTTACCAGAACAGGCCGCAGCTGTGACGGCGTTTGTCGCCGTCGCCGCGTTACCGCTAATGTTGATCGCCCAGTTACCTGAAGCACCAGCGCCTGTGGTCGA